TCTTCCAAAACATCAATCCTGCGTTTTTGTGATCCGATGTAACTAAAAGCCTGTTGGATCTGGTCGTTTTGACGGCCAAGGATCTTGCCCGCAACCCAACTACCACCGGTAACGGCAGATACAACGGCAGTTAAGCCGATGGCAATGTATTCCGGACCCACAGCTAAATTTTATTTTTTTACTATTCTAAGTTCAGTAATCAACTTGCAACTGTCCTTTTCTTGCTAATCCGGTAACAAGCCAGACGAGAGCGTCGACGCAATCGTCGTGACTACTAACGCCAAAATTCGTAAGCTCCTCAAACATATTGGTGAAGTTGCGATAGCGATTAAAGATGATTTTGCGATCCTCAAACATGCCCATGATGCCTCGGAAGCGAGCAAGTTTATCTGCGCGGAATCCTTTGACTGGATGCCAAATCAAGTTATAAAGACTTTCTTGATTTAAACAAACTCGCTTGAAGTCTGCTTCCAGGGAAGCCTGGTACTGCACTGCTTCTGACCAGATGTCGCACGTTGAATAAGTAGGGAAATAATTATCATTTGCATCCTTGCCAAGGATTGACCAATCATTGAGAAGTTCCTTGAGGGCATCTAGTTTCTCCAGGTTGCCCATGACGCGCAGACGACGGTAATCAATAATGTGAATCCGATCTCCGATGCGGCCGCCAAGAACCATGACGGTGTAATCATTTCGTTCTTTTGTACCAGCAGACAAGTCAACTCCGACACCAAGCGTGTCGAACTCAGTTGCGATCTCAGCTTTCACAATCAGCTCAGGCGCAAGCGAAAGCTCGTTCTGCCTGATGATCTGATTCATGTACTGGAAAGAGAAAGCAATTGGTGCTTGCCGTTTCTTTTCTTTCAGGTAATCCAAGGACCACATCTCTGGCCAATAGGAAATTTCATCGCCAGTTTTTGGATCATTTTGAATTGCAGAAAGAACAATCTGCGTCCAGTTATTTTGCTCATTAAACGTAGTCGCATGGATGTCATCATGCCGGAAGCGAGTACCAAGGCAGATGGCCCTGCCTCCTTCGAACATGGTGGGTGCAATCACCGCATTCCAGTTTTCCTGCATCATCTTCCTGATGTCAGGGTTGGCGATATCAGCGGCAGATTTAATAGCGTCATCAATCATCACAAGATGAGAGCGCTTGGAGGTCACGGAACCTTTAAGACCTGCAGCGCAGAGCGTGAACTGTTCGTCGCCAGTTACGTCGATACCTGCAAACTTATGGTCAATCGACCAGTACTCATTACTTGTGACGTTCTTTAGAAGCCTGACTTCTGGGAAAACTTCCTGATATCGCTTACTTTCGATAATGCGTTTGATCGTTGCCGACTTGGATCTAGCAATATCAACCGTATAAGAAAGATAAAGAATCTGCAGCGGACGCTTCGCTTGAGTATGGATGCCAATGGCCCAAGCAGTCAGCAAGCCAAGCACCGTGCTTTTGGCAGAACCCCGGGGGGCAAGCAGATCAACGTTCGGGCCAGCAATGCGCAGCAGGCAGTTGCTGTCCTCTTCTGTTACGAAGTGACGATGCCAATCTTTATGGTGTTGAGCGGGAGGCTTATCTGCAACGTAGTCACAGAAGTAACCAAAATCTTCTCTTGCCCTCTTTAGATCATCAAGATTTTTATCTGGCTTTAGCTTGTAGTTCTTAGAAGCAGCGCGTGCATTCCTGCGATAAGCCAGATGTAGATAAGAAGGCACGAGAAGTATTCAGGTATTTAATGAATACTAACTTATTCTTTTTTGTCTTTACGTTTTTTGTTCTGGTATTTACGAGCTTTATCTAACGCAGCTTTGCGTTTTTCTTTGTCGCTCATCTCGGTACCATCTTCTTTTTTTGCTTCTTTCTTCTTGAGGTACTCAAGAAGCTGAGGAGGCATTTTGCGTTTGGCCATAATTAATCTTATTTATATATTTATTTTAAGCTTTGGTTATTCTTCTAATTGCATACGAGCCCACACACTCATGCTTGCCTCATGCAACGGGTTTTCAATAGGGTCGTCTTTGAAAATAAACATTAACTCACGAATGGCACGATCAGCTCCAGCCATCAGCAAACCTTTGCGATCTTTGGCGGAAGTGTACTGCTCAACCTGATGAATTGTTCCACGGAGTTCCTTTTGCATAGAAGCAATCCGTGCAACGCCAGCATCACGCTTGACAACGCAATTTTCAATATCATCACGCAGCTTGCGGATATCCTCCCTCATTTCTTCAATTTCAATGAGAAGAGTTTTCCTGTGATCAGGCTTGGGATAATGCTTCTTGACCCATGTTTCACACGCAAGGATGTTTCCTACATAACCAAGGAACCTGGCGTAGAGAAAGCATTCAATGAATGAATAGTTCTCAGAAGAAAAAGCATGAAAAGATTCTTGAACATCTTCCGATTGTTCAATGAACCAATCTTCAAAAGCACCAGTGTCAATGGTGCTTTCTTCTTTAGTACTTATACGCTTGTCTTGCCGAACGTTCATTCCAATCCTTTTGACGGCGCCGAGAAGATTCTAACTCAAGCAAAGTAGTACGGAAACGTTCTGGATCAAATTCTGAACCCTGGGCGGCAAGATCAGTAAGTGTATCTTCCAGGGCCTTTTGGCGTCCTGTTTGATCGCTTCTAAACTCATCCAGGAATTTTTGAATATCAGATTCAAAGTTCCCGGCGGCAGTGGAGCGGTCTTCAGTAAAAGCCTGTTCTCCCCTTCCAAAATCCGTTTCAAACTTTTTGTCAAACCCAGAGAGCAGTTCTTCTGCCTGTGCTTCAAAATCAAAACCGCCACCAGCTGCGCCAGCTTGCTCGCCAACTGCTCCAGTAGGCCCTCCAGCTGTTGACGGAGAAGAAAATGTACCCGCTCCGGAGGATGGTGTTTGTGGCCGTGTAGGAGTTGGCGTTGGTGTAGGTGTTGGTGTATTAGTAGTTCCAGGAGTTGGTGTTGTAGGAGTTCTCTGTCCAGAAAGAGTTTCTTTCTTTAGATCACGAATTTTATCTACTGCTTTTTTATTACCAGTATCTTTTAATTTTCCAAGTAATTTTTTAAAGTTATCAGGATTGGCAATTGAGCCTTCTTGAGAGCTTTTAATAATTTCTTGTAATTTTTCTTTAATTTTAGAAATATTGCCGCCACCGCCACCGGGTTTATTTTGATTACCACCTGAAGCAGGTTTGGAAGCAGAACTTTGCCCAGGGCGCTGTGCAACTCCGGGAAGAAAAGTTGTTTGTTTATTATCTTTTTTATTTTGTTGTTTATTTTTATTTTGTTGTGCAACATTAGCAGCTGCGACCCTTTGCTGTTGATTAGCAACTGCGCCTACAGGTGCTGATACTGCTTGAGGAGCCTGTTGCTTAGGTGCAGACTGAAGTGCAGGGCGGGAAAAAGACTGAGGTGCAGACTGAAGTGCAGGGAATTGATTGCCGCCGCCAGTAGCGCCAGTGCCGTTGGGATCGTTGATGCTGCCCCTTCCGTTTGAGGTGTAGCCAGGAGGAGGCGGAAGACCTAGGTCGTTGCGAGTGAGGCCGCTATCATTGTAGTTGGCCTGAGCCAGCCGATCGTCACGCTCGGCCATCGACTTGTTGATGTTGTAGACGACCCTGATAAACGGGTCGTCAAGGCCAACACCAGCGCGCTGCATGGCGCCTTGAACACTGGACAGTGCTCGCTGTTCAGGGGTCTGCGTGGGAGTAGGTGCGGGCCGGGGCGTCGGGGTAGGCGCAGGCTGAGGTGCAGGGCGAAAAACAGGTGTCGGTGCAGGCTGAGGTGTGGGCTGAGGTGCAGGACGGAAAACAGGTGTCGGTGCAGGCTGAGGAGCAGGGATAAAAACCGGTGTTGGAGTTGGAGCAGGCCGAGGAGCAGGTGCAGGCTGTGGAGCAGGTCTTGCTGCAGCCTGAAGAAGTTGCAGCGGACTAGGCGCCGGAGCAGGCCGAGGTGCTGGCTGTGGAGCAGGGATAAAAGGAGCGGGAGCAGGCGCTGGCCTAGATCGCTGACCACCGCCGCCGCCACCGCCGCCGCCACCTTTCTTAGCCATATTTACTCCTCAGGTTCGTATGTTGGTTTTGCTTTGTTCTCTTGTTGTTGTTTTGACTCTTTTAAATTCGTCAGTAAATCTCTGAATCCTTGGATGTCAAAAGCTTGGCCAGAAAGTTTATCTGGCTTTACAGGTTGAGAATCAAAGCTCATTGTCTTCAATAAAACTAATTATAACATTGACAAATTAACCGATTGTCGATCCAACGAAGGCAGACGGGATCAAGTTGTACAGGCTTGTTGCCTGCTGAGTTTTGGCCTGCTGTAGACCTGCGATACGGTTGAGTCGTGCAATATCAAACTCAGTGCCGGCAGTTAGCTTCTGTCCTGTTAACTGAGAAGCTTCTTGGAGACGAGAGATATCTCGCTGAGCCTGGTTCGAGGCACGGTTAATTCGTTCTGCAGAACCAGCTTGAAGACGGCCTAAATATCCACCAAGACCTGCCTGCAGGAGGCCAAGACGTTCTCTGGACTTTGCTTCAATTTTGAAGGGATCAATCTGAGCAGCAAAATCAAATTCTGCTGGTGTTGCCCCAGGGGCCGCATCAGGATCAATGCCAGCAAAGGGACCTTTGTTATCTCCTAGTGCACCAATACCCGTAATGTCATTAGGACCAAGATTCAAACCTTGTGATTCAAATTTACCTGTTACAGGATTAATTTTGAATCCGCCACCTTCTCCCAGGAACTTTGCAACTTCTTCGCTTATTTGATTAGCGGCAAAATTTTGAGCAATGTTTGAACGGATATCACGCTCGTCGAAACCTTGGGCTAATGCCTTATCAAGCACGCTTTGAGTGATAGGGCCAGCCTTTGTGAAATATCCAGACTCGTTCTTCTGGAAACCTTGTTTAGTTAATTTTTTCTTTACGTCTTTTGCTAACTTATTTGGGGTGAAAGTCCTTGCAACTGTCGCAAGATAATCTCCTGCAATATTTTGTGGCGCGTTTTTCTTGGCTTTAGCAATTTCAGAGGCAGTAATTTTCTTGCCACCTGATTTAGGCCCAGACTGTTGAATTGCTTTTGTTAACTGTTTCTTTTGTTTGCCAGCCAGCTGAACACCTTTTTGGCGTTGACTCTCAATTAGAGTTGTAAGTGCATCAGCCATTTTTACTTTCTCTATTATTAATTAGTATAAGATTAGCAATCAACTGTAATCAACAGTCGTTGGTGGCTTGAAGCGATAGGTGCCTGTGAAACTGCCATCTGCAGTCTGGTAGCCAACGCCATACCGACCACCGAACGGAAGATTGGCAGAGAAAGCAAGAGGGTTTTTCCGGATGTAATCAGGAGAAGTCAGAAGCTTTGCCTCCAAG